CCTCTGCCAGCAATTTGTTTTCACCAGTTCCGTGCCAAGGCACTAGCTCGACACGATATGATGTCGAATTGGTTTTCTTGTCGTGTTGCAAGGCAACCTTTACTGCTCCATTCCAGCAAGCAGAGTGAGTCACCAATTCACGATGCCCACATCGTGTTGCCATACCCTTCGCCCCTTGAATCGTTCCGTATAATGCACTCATTGTTCTATGTGTCCTTTCTTTTTAGTTTCTTTTGTTCCAGCCTATCGGCCAGACCGAAACACACATTGTGGATGTGTTCGGGGTCTGATCGCCTTAGCTTTCTGAATCGTATTCAATTCCTTCCGATTGCATCCACTCGAACAGACGAGGCTCTAAATCTTCCAGCTTGTCAGACATCCAGCCATCATTCCCAAGTGTGAGCATATATCTTCCGTGTTCGTTACCTTCTCCTAGATCCTCAATGATGATGTTCGCTTGTGCTTCGTCTAGTTTATAGATCCCACCATAGACAATGGCGTTTATAGTCTCGCCGTTCTCTGTGAAGGTGTGGCGTGTTTTTGAGTATGTGTTTTTCATTATTATCTTTCTCCGTGAAGTGCGAGCGTTAGGTTTGTTAGGTTTAGAACTATGTGGAAGTGATTTCCGCAACATCCGCACTCCATTTTGAAGCGGGGAGGAAGGATTCCATCTTTTAATGTTTTGGATCTTTCCAATACTCTCGCATCGTTCATTTCGCATTCTGGGCAATTCCAATCGCTAGACTCATCTAAATACTTTTGAGCATCTAGGTTTGTTATCATTGTGTGTTTCCTTTCTTTTCTTTTTGCCTTGGGCAATCCAAGCGGATTCTCCCTCGACAAATTCAACTTATGCAATCCGCATGAATCATGCAACACTTTCTTTTGATTGGTTTGATGATATAAGTAGTGCTTATGGATGAATCAGGCGGATCTCCAACCGCAAAAAAGTCAAAGAATGGGAAAGTTGCTTTCACTCCCGAGATCGAAGCAGAATGTGTGGCAGCTTGTTCCGCTGGATTTACAATCGAAAAGTGCGCTGGTTTGATAGGCGTTCCGATAGGCACTCTAAAGACCTGGACTCATCGCTTCCCAAGTTTTGCCACCAAGATGGAAACTGCTCGAAAAAAGCACGAGTTAAGCCTACTTCGAGACATAGAATTGGCTGGCCAAAAATCATGGCAGGCTAAGGCGTGGCTTGCGGAGCGCGTATATTCCCACGCAATCCCCAGCGCGCGATTGCAAGTCTCTGGTAGCGTGGAACATAACGCTGGAGCAGGCTTCGCCCAACTCCTCGCGGGCCTTGCATCCAGAAGAGCAGAAAAGAAAGCACAAGTGATTGAGTGCCAGGAGGTGCGTGCGATTGAGGATTCCAAGAAATCTCAATCCATGCTTAATCAGTTAACTAAACACAATACTTCTTATGCGACATTAGCGACAAATCCTGGCATAGATAAATCATTGAATGATAACGACAAACAAAATCATCAAAAATTGTCTGATGTAACTTCTCGAAAATTAAGGAATAAACCGATGAGAAGACGCAAGCCAAGATCGGAAAGTCTAGCAAAATATCCACCGGACACCACCACGCCCCACGCCCAGCCCCCAGCCCCCGTCTGAAACGCATATACCCCCCTAAGTAATTCTGGCACAAAATAAAAAGAGGTCCATGGTAAAGCGAATCCCCAAGTCCGCGCAGAAGACCCCAGATGAGGTTATTGAAGACCTACTCCGCCCCTCTCCTTTCGCAGATAAAGTATTGGGACTCAACTTGTATGATTGGCAAAAGAAGGTTCTTGCAGACTTAGAGCAAAGAGATTGTCGAGTCGCTCTGCGTGCAGCCAATGGCTCCGGCAAGACCAGTACTGTAATTTCAGCCATTCTGCTATGGCACGCACTCGTTTTTCAACGCTCCATAGCCGTAACAACCGCCGGAGTTTTCCGTCAAGTAGAGAGCCAGTTGTGGCCTAGCCTAAGATCGCACATAGCGAAGCTTGGCGGCCCATGGGAGGTCACATCTGGCGAGATCCGCTATCTGCACCCTAACGGCAACACATCGCGCATTATAGGCTATTCTGCAACTGATCCAGGTAGGGCTGAAGGCTGGCATGCGGAGAACCACGAAACTGCGCCCTTGCTTATGGTAGTGGACGAAGCCAAGACCGTAGCTGACCCCCTCTTCGAGGCCATCAGTCGATGTCAACCAACGCGACTGCTAATTGCCTCATCACCTGGTGGTAGCAGTGGTGCGTTCTATAGAGCCTTTACCAAAGAGGCGAATATGTGGCAGAAACACGCTGTCACGGCGTTTGACTGCCCCCACATCACGCAGGCGCAGATAGACGAAGTTGTGCAGAGGTATGGTGAGAAGCACCCGCTGACAAGGTCCATGATCTATGGCGAGTTTGTGGACATAGGCAGTGAGAGTCTGATTATTAACCTAAACCAAATCCAGAACTGCTATAACACACCACCGCAATACAAGCCTGGGGTAAGGGTGGCTGGGGTAGACTTTGCCGCTGGTGGCGATGCCAACGTACTATGTATTAGAGATGGCAATAAAGTGCTACCCATGATTGCATGGCGAGAAAGGGATACGATGGCGGCTGTGGGTAGGTTTATTGTAGAGTTTAAGAAGGCGGGGTTGGAAGCTGGCAACATCTACGCTGACGCAAGCGGGTTGGGCATGGTTATGTGCGATGCCTTGGCTGAGTCTGGGTGGCAGGTCAATAGGGTTAACTTTGGTGCGTCTGCCTACGACAACGATGCCTATACCAACCGATCATCCGAAATGTGGTACGGCATGGCCAAGAAGATTGAGGATGCAGAGATCATTTTGCCTGATGATGACGACCTGACAGCGCAACTGACTTGTCGCAGGTCAATCACCAATAGCAAGGGTAAGCTTGGGGTGGAGTCCAAGGATTCGATGCGTTCTAGGGGCTTGGCATCGCCGGATAGGGCTGATGCCCTTGCCTTGTGTCTTGATGGTGGTAGCATGAGGTGGGATTTGACTTTTCCCGTTGAGAAGCCAACGTGGAAGTCGCTTCTGTCCATGATCGAGTCACATGATCCGGTTATGGCAGGATTTGACCCAGGAGGATAATTATGAACGCATGGAATTGGATTACTTCAAATTGGACTGAGATTGTCGCCGCTGTTGGTGGCGTTGTCTTGGCCGCTCGAATCATTGTCAAACTTACCCCTACCCCCGCTGATGATTCTTTCCTTGAGAAAGTTGTCAACTTCCTAAAGGGCGTTGGGCTTAACATCAAATAAGTTCTAGTGATCGGTGCGATACTTCAAATCATCGCATCGTTCTTACGCCTCATTCCTGGCTGGCGGGAAAAGCGCATTGACCAAATTGAAGGTGAATGGCGCAACAATCATCAAGCCATTGATGATGATCTTGGTCCTAAGCCTTGGTGGGTGCGCTACAACGACACCGTTGACGAAGACAAACGGAGCCGTAACTGATTTAATGCTGGATGAAAATTATCAAGAAATTCGCAGTGCAAGTCCCGCTGTTAAAGCTTGGGCAAAGAAAGCATTGCATTACGTCAACGATCTGTCATACGAACTAAAGCGGGAGCGCGAAAAATAATGGCTGATAACAATCAAAGGGCAACGTACTATCAAAGGGTATTGGAAGCGTTAAACCAGCGCGAAAGCTGGGAGAACCGCCAGAGGTTGTTTTATCAAGCCCGTTACTTTGGTGTTCGCCGCAAGATCAAGCCTTGGCCTACTGCCGCCGATTTGCACGTTCAGTTGATTGATACTGCCATTGAGAAGTTGAAACCAAGCTTCGTCAACAGCGCAATTGGCAACGACATCCTTTCCAGTTTCGTTCCCATGCGCCAGCAGTTGACTCCGATCACGGTTTCGGCTGAACGCTGGTTTGATTACAACATGCGCGAGAAGACCAATTTCCAGAAGGAGATTGTTTCTGTCATCGACAACATCCTGCTTTATGGCCGTGGCGTGGCCAAGGTGATTTGGGATGAGGACCAGAAGCAGATTCGCTTTGACGCTATTGACCCTTTCCATATCATCGTTCCTTCCTATACCAAGGAGTTCAAAGATGCCGATTTCATTGTTCACATCATCTCGACTTCAGTCGACTCCTATAAGGCAAATCCCGCTTACAAGCAGAACGAGGAACTCATCAAGATCATTTCTGGTAAACCCTCCAAATCGGTGGGCTTACGAAGTGAAATTCAGGATGAGATTTATAGACGCGAAGGAATTACTCAGGAAGGTGAGAATGATCGCATCATTCTTTGGGAGATGCACACGCCGACCAAAGACGGTTGGAAAGTAGAAACCTACAGCCCTCTCCAGATCCAGACCGACATCCGTAAACCTTTCGTTTTGCCGTATAATCACGGTGAACCACCTTTTGTTGATTTTCCCTATGAGGTCACAGGGGGCGGTTGGTATAGCCCTAGAGGAGTGGCGGAAATCCTACTCCCAGGCGAGAACCTGCTGAATAAACTAAAGAACAGCCTCT